GACAAAGTTGTGGAAGTAAGATTTGTTGATAATTCGGCTATATTTAAATTTGGCGATGATATAACTGGAGCGGCTCCATTGGCAGGGCAACAAATCAACATTCGATATCGTGTGGGAGGTGGTATTAGGGGGAGAATAGGTGTTGGTAAAATTAATGAACAGCGATCGATAAATCCATCACTTCCGTCCAATGCACCTGCGACAGTGAGTTTTAGAAATATTACTGCATCTAGTGGTGGTACCGATAAAGAAAGTTTAGAATCTGCTAAGAGGCGTGCTCCTAAAGACTATGCAATTCATAATTCAATAGTGACAGCGGAAGATTATGCACAGGTTGCGGGTTCATTTGCGCACCCCGCATTTGGGGCTGTTAGTAAGGCGGTTGCGACATTAAAAAGTGGGTTAAATGCGAATAGGGTTGAAATATTTATATTGTCTGAAAGCCCAGATTCCAAGCCATCAATTCCAAATGCTGGCTTAAAAGCAGGGCTGACTACATATTATGAAAATTTAAATGTTTTGACTGATTATGTTGTTATTTCTGATGGAGTATTGCATCCTGTGGATGTTGAAATGACAGTTGTGGTTGATATAGACGCTGATGCTACTGTTGTGAAGAATAAAGTTGAAACTGTGATTACTAATTTCTTTGATGCTGCCAATTGGGAAATGGGCCAGCCTTTTTATGCTTCCAATTTTATTAAGAAGATTAAAGATGTTGATGGTGTTGCCTATTTAGATTTATTTAAACCAGCAGATAATATTCTTCGCACGGAAAATCTTGCTTTAGCGGATGATGATAAAATATCTCCTAATGAACTGATTGTGGAAGGTAATAGAGTGGTCAATTATTATTATGAGAAAGAACAATGATAAACACAATTCAAGGTAAAATTTGGGGCAAGACATCATGCTTGTTTTCTAAAAACAATGTTGAAGTTCATCGTATTGAAGCTAATAAGGGTGGATACTGCTCTAAGCACAGTCATAGTTCCAAATGGAATCAGTTTTATGTGGAAAGTGGTGGGCTTAAAATATCAATTTATAAAGATGGTGAAATTATAGATTCTACAATTCTCACTAATGGTATGATGACATCGGTGGCTCCTAATGAAATCCATCAATTTGAAGCTTTGGAAGACACGATTGCATATGAAATATATTGGGCAGAATTACAAGAAATTGATATTAACAGAATCGATGTTGGTGGTGTAAAAATCGACCTTGATTAAGAAATATTATAACCAACATCGAAGAATATCGTTCTCCCCCTTGTTCAGATGAATGCTGGACATATAGCAAGGGAGTTTGAAGACCATGGATACTTGCAGATACTCAAGTAGTATCCCGCCAGCACTTATATCGCTCGTTACAACTAATATGAAGCTTAAAGACGTTTGTTGATGATATTACTACTACTAGTTAGTATCCAATTCATCATTTATCATTTGTTTCATATTGCGTAGCACATGAGCCATCACAGTTGCTGTTTCATATGTTCCTCCACGTGTGAAGACTAGTGGTTGATCTTGAATTTTGGGGTCTATCACAATTGCTATTGATATCGGAACATTTTCTTTTTCGCAAATTTCGCCAAATTGATCCATAAAAATTTGGAATCGTTGATCAAAAATGCTTTGTAGATCTTCTGCTAAACCTACTTTCGGAACAATTTTCGAATTATGATCGTCGCTATTTTGTTGGTCTTCTAAAGATTTAGGAATATCGTTCATCATCGTTCTCCGTATTAAAAAGTTATGAAGAATAACATATTTACATGTGATGAAAACAGGATTTTAGATGTGTGGCAATGGTGTTCTGAAGTTTATATACAGTATGGAAGGAAATTGACATTTCCAGCTGATACTGATCCATCTAAAACATATCAATGGCGATATGTAAAGGCGATTGCACGAAAATTTGAGGAATGGGATTTTGATGAACCCACTGCTAAAAGATTTATTGATATTGCGATTGAAAGATCTAAAATCCTTGGGATAATGCACAAAGGATTGGCGGCATTACATCAGAAGAATTTATTAGACCTATGTTATAAAATACTGCAAGAAGAATGTAAAAATAATGATCAAGACATTGAATTGATTAAATTCACTAAAGATTGGTTGGACAAACGTGCCAAGAATTTGGGGTTAACTCAAATACTACTTGACCGTGATGATCCTGATTCTTTTTGCAATCTTGTAAAATGGTATCAAGCTTCGAAGATTACTGATTTGTATTTATCCTTATCGAAGTCCTGCAGAAGGGCTATTATTGAAATTGAAGGGACTGATGAAAGAATGTTGTTGCCTTTGGCAACAACTTTGCACAAAGTGCGTTTAAAATTTATCAGCAACCCTGCTAATAAAAAAGAACTAGAAAAAATTTTTTTGGAAAAGGTGTATTGTGTCGATAACTGTTGAACCCACCAAAAAACTTCGTAAATTTTTTTCCTTAGAAGATTGCGATGGAGATTATTTTAGGTTAGATCTTAATTTTTTAAAATTATATGCAGGTAAAAAACCAAATTTTGGTTTTAATGGTCTTGGTGAATTTGTGTTTTATCGCACATATTCTAGGATTAGAGATGATGGTGCTAAAGAATCATTTCTCGACACATTAGTGAGAGTTGTTGAGGGATGTTATGAAATTCAAAGGAAACACTGCACTAGAATCCATATCCCATGGGATTACCACAAAGCGCAGCGATCAGCCCAAGAAATGTTCCAAAGAATGTGGGATATGAAATTTCTGCCTCCTGGGCGAGGTTTATGGATGATGGGCACTGAATTCATGTGGACTCGTGGCAGTGCAGCGCTTAATAATTGCGGATTTGTGTCTACCAGGGATATATCTTCTGATCCAGCAGAGCCATTTTGTTTTTTAATGGATATGTCGATGCTGGGTGTTGGTGTTGGGTTTGACACTAAAGGTGCTGGGAAGCTGAAAATTAAAAGCCCGGCTGATAAAATTCTTGCTCATCTTATTGATGATTCTCGTGAAGGATGGACAGAATCATTGAAGATTTTGATAGAATCGTATACCGACCATAATGAAAGTGGTTGGATAGATTTTGATTATTCTGAAATCCGACCAGAAGGGACTCTTATTAAAGGATTTGGGGGTCACGCATCTGGGCCTGATATTCTTGAAGAACTTCATAATTTGACCAGAGCTTTGTTGGATAAAAGAATCGGAGGTACACTTAGTAGTGTCGATATTGTCGATATCATGAATTATATTGGCAGATGTATTGTGGCTGGGAATGTTCGGCGCACTGCGGAAATCGCTTTTGGTGAATATGATGACCATAAATATTATGTGATGAAAAATCCAATAGCAACGTTGGAAGATGAAGATGTTGAGGTGTTTAAGCAAGTGGTGAACAAATTGTATGCTGACAGTAAAGTGCATGCGACAATTGAAGATTTTGATGGGATGATACCAGAAGACAGATTAATACCAGCTATTAAGACATGGAACGCTCTTAACAACCATAGGTGGGCATCGAACAATTCTATATTCGCCAAGGTTGGAATGGATTATGAAAGTGTTGGCGAACAAATTGCGGTGAATGGCGAACCTGGATTGGCATGGTTAGACAACATGCGTGATTATGGAAGAATGATTGATGGCAAACAACCTGGGATTGATGGGAGAGTCATGGGTGGTAATCCATGTTTTGCTGGTGAGATGCGATTGTTTACTGAAAATGGGTATTGCTCATTGTACGATCTTTGGTTGTCTGGTGGGTCCCAAGAGTATGAAGGCACTAACGACGTTCTTAATACTTACGGCTCTCAAAAGTTAGTTAATACGAATGGCGTGGTTGAAGCATCTAAAGTATATCGAACTGGTGTTAATCCAATGTATCGTGTTACTTTAGATGACAATTCACATATAGACGCAACTAGTAATCATCAGATGATAAAATTAACACGGTTTCCTAGCAAGAAAAAAGGCAAGACTCAGTACGAAGAATGTAGAGTGAATTTATCAGATCTTTCTGAGGGAGACTTGATTCCTTTAAATCGAACATCACATTTTGGGACTTTCCATGACCCAATATATTCTGAGTTAGCCGGTTGGTGCATTGGAGATGGTTCATTATCTCCTAAAAAAGATGGGCAAGTTCGTGCTGAATGTACTTGCTATGAAGAAGATGTTGAAACCGTGTTGCCTAAAATTCAGGGCTTGATGCATGTTTTGTATCTTCAGCATAATCGGTCGACACAACAAAATCCGGTATATGCTGGGTGGACTAGAAATCAAGAACATTTTAACCATACTGAAGTTCGTGTTGGTTCTAATGTTTTAGGTCGCATGCTTCGTGATGATGGGGTTAGATCAGGTGATAAACATAATATCCCAGCATCGATATGGAATGGTACTAAGATAACCATTGCGGCTTTTCTTAGAGGTTTAGTTTCTGCTGATGGTTTTATTTTGCTTAATGAAAATAAAGGATCTATATCGGTCAGGATTAAACAATCTAATAAAGAATTGTTAGAAGATTGCCGTTTATTGTTGAATCAGTTCGGGATTGCTTCGAGTGTTCATAAACGACATGGTGAATCCAAACAGATGATGAATGATGGCAATGGTGGTTTGAAATTATATAACCGTAAAGCTGGTTATGAATTGATAGTGTCGGGAATCAAACAAGTTAGAAAATTTTTGGATGATATTGGATTTATCCAAGATTCGAAAGTAGCTGTGGCTGAAAAATGGTTGGCGAATCGATTGGGATCAAATAATTCCGATACTGGCCGCTATACAAAAGTAAAATCCATAGAATATTTAGGATTGCAGAATACTTATTGTCTAACAGAACCGGGAGATAATCGTGTAGTTGTTGAAGGTTATCAAGTTGGACAATGTCTTGAACAAAGTTTAGAATCATATGAATTGTGTTGTCTTGTAGAAACATTTCCTGCCAATCACGATGATGCATCTGATTACTTTAGAACATTAAAATTCGCATATCTTTATGCCAAAACGGTTACTTTATTACCAACGCATAACCCAAGAACCAATCAAGTGATGCTTAGAAATAAACGGATTGGTTTATCTCAAAGTGGGATCATTCAAGCTTTTGCGAAATTTGGAAGAAGAGCTGTTTTGAGCGATTTTTGTGATTCTGGGTACAATGAAATTGCACGGTGGGATGATATTTATTCTGAATGGTTATGTGTTCAGAATTCTATTAAAAAGACATCTGTGAAACCAAGTGGTACTGTGTCTCTTTTGGCTGGGGCAACCCCAGGTATCCATCATCCAGAAGCTAGTACGTACTGGAGAAGGATTAGAGTTGCCAAGGATAGTGAATTGGTTGATATTTTTAAAAATGCAGGATACCATATTGAACCACTAATATCGGATCCTGACAGAACTGTGGTTGTGAAGTTTGGTGTTACTGATGAAAGAGTCGCGCCTGTTGATAAAGTGACGATTTGGGAACAAATGGCAAATGTTGTTGACTATCAACGATATTGGGCTGATAACCAAGTGTCTTGTACTGTGAAATTTAAGTCGTCAGAAGCGGACCAAATAGCAAAAGTGTTAACTGTATACGAGGACCAATTAAAAGGCATTAGTTTTTTACCACATGAGAATCATGGTTATGTCCAAGCCCCATATGAACCATGTTCTGCCGCTGAAGTAGACGAATATAATAGTGGGTTAAAAGAGACCAATTTTGAAGCTTATATTGTGGAGGCGGCTGGCAGTAAATTCTGCGATGGCGATAAATGTGAAATAATTTGATATGTGGCCGATTGACTAGCTCTCTCGAACCGCCTTGTCAAGAAGAAGATTGAATAAAAATATATATAGTATTTAACGCTTACGAATACTGTGCCACAAACATAAAACTCTCCGTCATATTAGTTTAGGGGAAGCATATGCTCGCCACATTACATGATAATCAATGGATTCATTTTTCTAATATAACGGATCATGAAGAAGATGTATTATGGAAAGAATTTAGTGTTGTGTCTCCGGGCAGGGAATATATAGACCCATCCCAATTAGGAATGTGGGATGGTGTATTTAGGAAATATTATCGTTCCAAACGCAAAATGGCTAGACCATTGTTGAGCATGCTCAGAAGTGTATGCAAAGAGCACAATCTTCCTTTGGTTATAGACGACAAAAGAGATAAATCGCAGTATAGCCCAATGAACCCAGATGAGATTACGCTTGATTTTTTGCCTGGGATTACTTTAGATCCGCACCAATTGAAATCAATGCAAGTGGCATGTAAAATTGAGTGTGGAGTTTTTGATATACCAACTGGTGGTGGTAAGGGCGAAATAATTGCTGGTATATGTAAAGCGATAGACTGTCCGACTGTGATTGTTGCCGACCAAAAAATTGTAATCGATCAATTGAAAAGCAGATTAGAATTGAGAGATATATCGGATGAAATTGGGCTATTTTATGCTGGGCATCGGCCAAATGGCGAAACAATAGTAGTTGGTTCTATACAATCTTTATCTCCGCCTAAAGTGCCGCCAAAAATGCCGTCAAGAAAAGAAGATGAAACAGATAAACGTTGGTTAGCCAGATTGGATAAATTCGAATCATCTATGAAGGGTTATAAAACTCGTAGGAAAAATGCAAAACAATTGCAGCAATATGTTAAGGATGCACATATGATATTGGTTGATGAATGTGATAAGGCCACATCTGATCCATATAAATTGTTATTTAGAAATTGGTTTAAAGGGCAAAGACGATACGGGTTTTCTGGAACCCCTTTCGATAAAGAGAAGCCAGTTGAAGCGATGGTCATGCAAGAGCATCTTGGCTCTGTGATAATGCGAGAAAGTAGAAAAAATTTAGAACAGATCGGCAGGATTATCCCAACTGAATATATGATGATGGCGTTTGGCATGAATGGTAGCATAAACGATAGATCGGCTTATGATATTGCCTACGATGAATGGATGATTAACAATAATAAATTTCATAAATTAATTGCTGGGATTTGCCAAATGCATGTAAATGAAGGCACATTAATATTGGTAGATAGAGAGGTGCTGGGTCTTTCCCTAGAAAGGGAATTGGCTAGTGTCGGCATCGAATCGCATTTTATATATGGTAAGACTCCAAAACGTCGTCGTGACGAAGTGTTACGTGCGTTTGAAGAGAGAAAATTTAATGTACTTATTGGTGGCAAAATTATCAATCGCGGTCTTGATTTAGATGGTGGTTGCGAAAATTTGATTGTCGCTACGGGTGGAAAATTAAGGTCTGATTTTGTTCAAAAGGTTGGCCGCGCACTTCGTCATAATAAACGTGGTAAAAGCCGTGTTTATGATTTCTTTTTTAGATGCAATAAATATTTATATGGACATTCCAAAGCCAGACTAAAAACTATGGTTGATTTTGGATATAAATCGACTATAATTTTTAAGAATGGAAACATTGATGGCGACAAACTCATCAAAAGTAGATTCAGAATCCCAAAAAAGTTCTTCCAAGAAGATAAGACGCTCTTCTAACGAAGAACCGCGCAAATTATATTTCATAAACGAAATAGTTGAATGGCAATTGACGCAATATCTTTGGACTGGCTGCACAAGGGTAAAATTGCGCGACCAGATAATGTCAAATGCCACGGAATTAATCAGGCAGATAATAAGAAAACAGGGTTTACACACGATATATCCTGGTGCCGACGATTCAGCATTTGGAGATTTACTTCAAACTGCTTGGGTTCAAATAGAACGAACATTATATAAATATCGCTCACGTCCCCATTGTCGGTCTTGTTTTAATCCAGATAGACCATCTGAATCTTTACTTTATGATCCTGCCGATCGAGAATATGGTATAAAAACCATTGAGGAAGTAATAAAAATACATAATAACACTTGTCCTTTTTGTGGTGTGGATTTGCGCAGCAAGTTGATAGTTGAGCCTGAACAAGGTTTATATAGCGGATCGGAAGATATATTATATAGAGGAATGTCTAAAGTTTTTAATATGTGGTCGCAAATAGCCAGAACTGTAATTTTGGCATATATTAAAAAAGAGGGTAGAGATAGGAAAAATTCTGGCACGTATGTATCTCATTTAGAGAATAAAACGCGACCTGTTGCCGATATAATGATTCGTTTTTTGGAAGAAGCTAGAGAGCTTTGCAAATATAATGAGGATCATCTGAAAGTACTAGAATCATTGGATTGGTTGATACATAATGATGAGCGCCCACACGATGGAATAATTGGAAAATTGGTTGAAAAATCTGAGTTATCAAGATCAGTTATTACTAGCTTTATGAGATTGATTAAACTTAGAAGTTTTGAATTTACTGATTCCCCATTAAATAAACAAGTCGACCCATTAAAAAATGAATTAAGACGTCGATCATTTATTGAGTTTGACGATGAATGATGTGATCGTTTTGTAAGACAGAGGGAAACTGATGGCAACATTCCTGAACAATAGTGCTGGGCGGTCGCAAGTATTTTCGCAACCGCATATTGATTCTGTTTTAGGCAAGATTGAAGCAAAAACAGTCACGGTTGATGATGTCAATAGATTGATTTCAGAATCACTTCCATCTTCGGCCACCGATAGGGTTAATAGGCGAACAGTAAAGAGTGTTAGTGATTCTCATGTCGACAATAAAACTGGGGATCAACCATTAAGCCCTGTTCCTAAAAAGCCAAGTCCCAAACGTCAACCATCTAATAAAACTAAATCATATGGGCGTGGAAAACAGGCTCGCAGGAAAAGTGCAAGAACTGAAAAACGAAAAGCGGGAAAATATGCAGAAGCCATAGAATTTATTGATAAATTTATTGGTAAACCCGCTGATGATTACGGCGAGAGCTTCGATAATTTGCAAAATAAAAATGCTTTATTTGAAGTAACAACGAGGTTGTTGCGCGACGATGATGTTAACAGAGATTGGGTGTGGGAAATACGAGAATCTATATCGGAAAAATTGAATGAACGATGATCAATTAGAAATAGATGAGGAATTGACCGATTTATTGGGTCAATTAGATTTTGAAGATTCTGATTTACCTGCAGGATCTGATACAGATACAGATACAGATACAGATACAGATACAGATACAGATACAGATACAGATACAGATACAAATACAGATACAAATACAAATACAAATACAGAAGTGGAAGAAAAATCCACACCAAAATTTGTAAATAAGAATGTGATCTTGCCAGAGCCTGTGGCTGTTCCTGATGATGTTATTCCAGCTGAACAAGATGTCAATATTAAAGTGTATTTTGAAAGATATGAAGCGATGGCAGAAGAAATATTTGCCGCATGTAGATCTGATAGGCAGGAAGCCCAATCTGTGCTGGCAATGTGTAAAGAGAGAGTACAAGATGCTATTGTGCAAGGTACTCCGAATGCTGTCCCTAGGATGTATGTTGACGCTTTAGTTAAGGCTGTTGAAGTAAAAGCCAACATAAACGACACAGCAGTTAAGATGATAGATGCTGGAGCCAAACTTATATCCGCTGCTAAAAATCAAATAAATGTGCAGCAAAATAATGTGGCTGTTAACAGCGATTTAAATGATATTTTAAACCAACCGATGACAGATGAATATTAATTCTCAACAATCACAAGCCATTAAAAGATGCCAGCGGTCTGCTGTTTGGTTTTTACGAACTTTCGCAAAAATTAAGCATCCTGCTGCGGGCATTATAGATTTTGATCCGTTTAAATATCAACAGTTTGCTATTGAACAATTTAGAACACATAGATTTAATATATTTAGAAAATGCCGTCAATCTGGCGCATCTAAAATAGCTGGGGCATTTGCCACATGGTTTGGAATGTTTCATGCTAACAAAACCATATTGATTGTGTCTAGGACAGATTTAGATGCGATGAATTTTCTTAGAAATAATGTGGTGTTTTTATATGACAATTTGCCAGATTGGATGAAGGAAGCATGGCGTCCGGAAAAGCAAAATGATCATGAAATAATATTTCCAAATGGTTCTAGTATACGGTCTTTGACATCTCATCAAGATGTTTTGCGATCCAATGCTTCGTCATTGAATATTATTGATGAAGCCGCATTTATTAATGGTATGGATGTTTTGTGGGCAGGTGGGTGGTCAACATTACAACATGGTGGTAATGTTATCATTATTTCTACGACTAATGGTATTGGTAATTGGTATTGGAACGCATGGACTGATGCCGAAGCAGGATTAAATAATTTTAATCCTATTACCATCAATTGGTGGGATATGGATTGGGAAATTGAATATGATGACCCATTGTCTGGCACACACCTCAGGATAGCACCTGCCGACGGTATCAGAAAATGTACTGATCAGGCTGAAATAGAAAAATATGGTCCGTATTGGTCCCCATGGTTAGAAGAACAATATAGAGCTTTACAAGAAAAGGGTGAAGCTTGGAAATTTGAGCAAGAAATTTTGGCATCTTTTGTTGGATCTGGTAACACTGTTTTGTCAAAATCGGCAATTGCTCATGTTACTTCGACAGTAAATGATGATTTTGAGCATATAAATGGGTTGCAGACTTATGTGCATCCTGTTAGCGGCGAATCAGAGGATTTAAATTTCAATTTCTCAGAATCAGACGAAGGATTGTGGGTGTGGGATAGACCTGTCAGTGCTACTCCCAATGTGCAAAATGAACAAGGGGAAATAATTCAACCTGGGCAAGCGGCATATTCATATGTGATGGGTGTTGATACAGCTACTGGTAAAGGTAGAGATTATCATGCTATAGAAGTGCTGTGCATTGATACAATGACTCAAGTGGCTGAATTTATGGTAAGATGCCTACCACGTGAATTGGTTAAGTATATCGATCGAATAGGTAGATGGTATAATTGTGCTTTATGCATTGTTGAAAGAAATAATGGTGGAGACACATTAATAGATGAATTGAGATATGGCGTGATGTATCCTAGATTGTGGAGAAAGAAGGGTATAAATGATAAACCGCGAACATCTAACTCTTCACAAGCACGTGCTCTTCAAGTAGCAAGTTACGGTTTTTATACAAGTTCGTCTAGCAAAGCAATTCTCAATAAATTTTTATTAAATAATATTAGAGATAACAATGATGATGGGTATAAAATTAATAGCAGAAGGCTATTAAAACAAATCCAGACCTATGTTCGAAAAAAGGACAGAGCTGGCAGAGATACTGGTAGAACAGAAGCTGAAGATGGCGGTGGTAATTTCGATGACCTTGTGATGGCTTTTGCTTTATCATTGGTGGGAACCACTGACATATTTTCAATCGATTCTTCTAACCTCACTCCTTTGATGAGTGGTGATAGCTTCACATCTGGAAACAATCTTCCGGTGAACAATGAGCAAATTATCATAGCTCAAAAATCATTTATTGAGAAGGGTGGCCCCCAATTGATGATGCCAATGGCGTTAGCTCCTGACCAATTACCTGAAATTTCTGCGCAGCAAGAAATAGAAAAGTACGCCTCGCAATTAGGGGCAATACCAATTAGTGATGGTAAACCAATAGTTAATCCTAGGAAAAATTTTTACGATTAGATATTGGTAGCTAATATACATCTTTAGTAAATATACTATTAAATCATCATCTATATTCCGCAGACGCGGGGATTCATATGCCTAGCAATTGGTTGTTGTTCGACAGAATACGTGCGTTGACTCGCAATCATAAGATATATCAGGCTGATCGTATATTTCAGGATCAGGCTGACACAGATAGACTCACTGCTGGTGCAGAATTTTTAGATTTTAGTCAGCAAGGCGCAATTTTAGACCAAACTAATTTACAAATAAACAGGTTGGAAAGATATAAAGATTATGAACAAATGGATCAAACTGGAGAAATTTCATTAGCATTAGATCTTTACGCCGACGAAGCTTCATTAGTTGATCCAGAAAGAAAGCACACACTGATCATACGTGCTCATAATAAAAGAGTTAAAAATGAATTAGAAAATTTATTTTTTAATATATTGCAATGGGATAATTATCAAAGGCCAGCTGTCAGATACTTATGTAAGTACGGTGACTTTCCTTGCGAAATAGTCACGGATCAGCATCGGAATGGCGTGTCATCCATTCGATTCATGAATATTTATAATTTCACTAGAATAGAAACAAGATATGGCGATTTGGTGGGGTTCTTTTATCAAGATGAATTGGTACCAGAACCTTTGTTTCTTCATCCTTGGCAAGTGATGCATTTAAGGCTTACAAGCTTTGAGAATATGTATCATCCATATGGCAGAGCTGTTCTTGATGGTGGTAGGAAAGCATTTAAGCAATTGAGGCTGATGGAAGATGCGGCTTTGATTTATCGTATTACTCGTGCTCCCGAAAAGAGAAAATTTTCTATACCAGTGGGGTTGATTCCTCCCAAAGAAGTCCCTGAATATATGCAAATGATTGCAAGGAATTTTAAGAGACAACGATTTTACAATCCATCTAGCGGTTCTTTCGATGAACGATATTCTCCGTTGATTCAAGAAGATGATTTCTTTTTACCTAAGCGACCTGATGGTTCTGGGCCTGACATTGATGTGTTGCCGGGCGCAGAGAATTTAGATCAGATAGCAGATATTGAATATTTTAAAAAGAAAATGATAGCACCTATGAAAATCCCATTTTCTAGAGTTGGGATTGGAGAAGGTAGTGGCGAATCCAATGATAGATCATTGTCGCAATCGCATGCAGAATTTGCTAAAGCTGTGCAGTGGATCCAAAGAGAAGTTTCATCAGGGTTGACCAAAGTGGCAATAGTACACCTTGCTTTAAGAGGATACGGCGTTGATGATTTGAAGGGGTTTGACATAGCTCTTACAGCAACATCTGCTATGGAAGAATTATATAGAATTGAGACATGGCAGACTAGGGTTGGTGTTATGGCTGAACTTAAAGAATTGGGTTGGTTCCCCAAAGAATGGATCGTTACTCGATTCACTGATTTGTCTCCTGATGAAATCGAAGAGTTGAAGGATATGGAAGAAGTGGAAGCTGCTGGCGGTGCTGGCGGCGGCGGCCCAGGAGGAGCATTGGGGATTGGCGACGAGGAATTGGTAGATGAAGAAGGCGGCGAGGAATTGGGAGATGAAGAAGGCAGTGAAGAGTTAGATGAAGATGGACTAGGCGAGGAGTTAGCTGAAAATGAAGAATCCACAATTATGGATGGCTTTGACTATGAAGCAGAAAAACGTTTATTGGCTGAAATGAAAAAACAAAATAAAACAAAAGAAGCAAGGAAATTGGTTAATAAATGGAGTGAAAGATTGGGAAAAGATACTAGTCCCAGTAATAAAATTACCAATTCTTATGATCATATGCTTGAAACGAAAGAATTAGATGGTTTGACCAAAGATTGTCCGCCTGAAGGGCCAAATGATGGTCCGAATCCGCATAATCCTAATAATGGTGAGGGGATATTGGTTGAATGGTCTGTCAGTGAAGATGAAAGAAATAGTGCTATTAAAGAAGTCCGCACTGTGTTGACTGGCAAATCCGCAGATGGTGTTGTTGACTCGGATATTACAGAAGATGATATCCCAGAAAATTGATAATAATACAATAAAGTTATTTTCGTTCAAAATTAGTGTAGTTTGACGCTGCGTGTAGTAAACAAAAGACATAGGAGTATACCGATGGCTCAAAATCAGGAAACAGTGGCTAGTCCAATTCAAATGGATAGCCGAAAGTTTCTGGGAGCACTTAACGATTCATCTCAGGCTAAAATCGCTTTTTTTGAGTCTAAAGTCACAGAAATGGGGAAGGCAATTGGTAAAAATTGGCACCTCGCTTCGTTTAAAATTAAACGAATAAATCGAGACAACCATTATTCTGGCGAATTGTATATCGAAGATACTGATTCTCATGATTATTATGTGGCAAATTGTGGTCGAGAAAAAGGCGGCAAAATTGTCATTGAGAATGTTAGACAGATTGAAATTATTGAAGAACAGAAACAAGCTCTGTTCGAGCAAAGCTGCCTTAAATTGGTCGATGCGATTGAAGCAAATGATCAAAAAGCGATGGGTTCCGCGTTTAATAAAATGTCGGGGCAGAGATTTTCCGGTCGTGCGGTTCCTTCTTCTGGGCTTGTCCGTACCAAAGATGGTGTCGTGCGCACAATTAAAATTCAAGGTGAGAACACATTGGATGAAGAAATTCGTCCACAAATAATTGCGGCGCTGGTTGCATCTCTTAGTGACAGAGTGGTGGTTGAAAGCGGTTCGGTGGTTGCCGGACATTTTGATGATGGCCAAAAAGTTAAACTTCCAGTCACAAAATGGTCTGCTCGCAAGCTTGTTGGTAAGCATATGCGAGAAGCTGCACAAAATGCATATTGGTCTTCTGGTTTTCAAGCTAGAATATTAAACGCATCTAAACTGATTTACGGCGATAAGATTGAAGAAGCTTTAAAGTCGATTTCTTCGTTTTTAAATGAACATGAAGAATTTACTTTGCTGAACCGTTCTCAAACGCAAACTCTCATTGAGAATGCTTTAGCGGCTAATTGTTGCTTTAATCAACAGTTGTGTGATGATACTACAACGTTGTTTTATCGCACTAATCTTAAAGTTAACAAGGATACTATTGTTGCGGAATGGCGCAATATTGCAAAGAAAGTAGAACACCCTATTTTATTGGAAAATGTTAATATTCTTGAAGATGCTAAGAATTTTGAGGCTGCATATGACAAATTCTTAGAACTTATTTTCGAGGCGATTTCGAATAGAGAAGTGGCCGCCGAGGCATTGGCGACCACTCTTGAAGTGCTGAAGGACAAGACTCCGAGAATCAAAGAGTCTAATGATATGTCCAGTAAATTAAATGAATTGATTAGTCGTCTCAAAGACCCTGAATTTGACGATAGCGCAATTTATGAAGCTGAAGATCTTATAGCCACTGTTCAAGAAGAATTGGCTATGAATGAGAATCTTAGTGATTTTGATGCGATGCCTGGTGATGAATTGGGCGATGAAGGTCTTGGTCTTGATGAATTGGGCGGCGGAGGGCTTGGTGGATCTGAAGCACCTATCATTAACATCAATGCGCCATTAATCTCCATAGGTAGCAGTAATGTTTCTGGTGGAGAAGGTGACGAAGACCTTGGCGATGAAGATTTTGACCTTGGCGATGAAGACTTAGGTGATGAAGACTTAGGCGATGAAGACTTAGGCGAAGAAGAAAGCCTAGCTGATATGTTGGGTGGTGAAGAGGAAGAGGAAGAAGATTTAGGATTGGACCTTGAAAGTAAGAAAAAGAAAAAGGCTATTAAAGAAGGCAAGCCGTTTTCTGGAGCCGCCGCACCATTTGGCAGTGATGATTCCGATGATTCCGATGATGATTCTGATGATGATGATTCTGATGATGATTCCGATGATGATTCCGATTCTGGAAAACCATGGGAAGAAAGCGCAGATCCTTACGCAATTAAGAGTGCCGAATTTTCTGCCATGAATATGAGCGATTATGGTGCGCCGGTTCTTTCTGATGCCGGAGATATGGTTCAGATTATCAACCTTATGAATCGCCTGGCTGAAGAGCACAAGTTGGAAGGCTCTGGTCTTACGGAAAATCTTGATGATTTGGCTCGTGCAAGCATTGAGGGCGCGGGATTGAGGGTTCCTTCTAACAAAATTGGCGTTGCGGTTGATGAAGTCATTCAAAACTTCCTCCAAACTCGCAATGAAGGCAATGATTATTCGCCAAAAGATGACAGCGATGACAGCGATGACAGTGATCTTGAGGATGATGACGAACTTGGCGAAGATCAATACAAAGGCCCAACTCGAAGACGACGCTATGGGATGCGTAGAAATAGTGTTAGTGCCACTGAGAGTGTGGAAAAGTCTGTTACTTGGATAGAAGAACAAAGCGATGGCAAATTAGGCCAAATGGCTGGTGTCAGATTTATCTATGATCATGGCGGTAGCTCTAATGTCGAACCTGTGATTCTTAGTGAGGATGGCAGCGTTGAAATTCCAATTCCATCAGAATTGCGTAGCGATGCCACTGCTATAGCTGCTGGGTCTGGAGAATTTAATGCATTTTTGGAATGGCTTGAAAACAATATTGAACAATTGCGTCCAATAAGTGACAGTGAAAACGATGCTTTAGAAGAAGCCATTGCCACAATACATGCTAATGCTGATGGCTCGATTTCCGTTGAAGTTGATGGTGATGTTGAAGTTGGCGAAATGCCTGAGATTGACATGGAAGTTGACCCTGACATGGATATGGGTCCGGAAGATGAAACTATTGGAATGGAGCCTGTGGATGCTATAGCAGCTGATACACCAATGTCTCCTGAACCAGCAGCAGATGCAATGCCTGATTTTGAAAACATGGATGACGAAGGTCCCATGGACGAAGGCCCCATTGGTGATGAAGGCCCCATGGACGAAGGCCCCATTGGTGATGAAGATGAGATCGATGACGAAGATGAGATTGAAGAAGTTGCTGAAGATAAAGATATTACTCATCCACAGAGCACAAAATATAACAAGCACACTAAAGATAATAAACGCGACATGCCTAAGCATAAAATGCCTAAGGCTAGCAGCGATAAACTTGACAGTGTTGGGCCTAGTTTGAAAAAAGATGACGGTTCTGGGACTAAGCCCCCTGTTGCAAGAAAGGGAGATAACTGATGCTTCCCACAAGACGAGGAAAATTGACAATATCAGAAAATTCTGTTAATCGTCGTGTAATCGCTGAAACTGGCACTATTCCGTCTGGCATGCAGTTGATTCGTGACACTTTCGCATTTCAGGTTCTTGATAAAAAAGATATTGTTGTCGAAAGCAAAAACGGGCAAGAAGAACCCGCCCTTAGAGTCACTGGATTATTCCAAGAAGGTGATATTGAAAATGCTAATGGTAGGGTTTATGATGCGCGTGAAGTGCTAGCTCCAGCAGTACAGTCTATCCAGGAGGATATATCATCTAGGGCTGTGATGGGAGAGTATGACCATCCAGCAGATGCTAAGATTCATTTGGATAGGGTCAGCCATTTAATTACTAAAATATGGATGGAAGGCCGAAAAGTCTATGGCGAAGCAGAAGTGTTACATAGATTGCCATGTGGGGCATGCTTAAGAGGGTTGTTTGAACACAATATCCGTGTTGGGATTTCTTCTCGTGGTGTTGGAGACATGGAAGTCGCAGAATCTGGCGGACAAGAAAAATACAGAGTGTTACCTGGGTATTCTTTCGTGACGTGGGATGCTGTTGCAGAACCATCTGTTTCCAATGCTATTTTAAATATCAGAGAGGGGCTAGACCATCAGTTGAAACCATTGAAGAAATCGCGTGGGATATTTGACCAAAAAATTTACCAGGATATGGTTGTTGAAGAGATCAATAAGTATTTTGGTCTTAAATAATCATATAGTAATTAATTGTTGTGGCGTTTCGATCAAAAATATATTATTGGAACACATTGAACGCATTGGGAGCCAATAAAATGAAAAAGATTAAATCACTGTTGGAAAAAGTCGGAATTAAACCCGAATTATCCCGGCAAATTTGTGAATCCTTAGAGAATTACAAATCAACTTTGCGTAAGCAATTTGATGCCGAATATTCGGCAAAAATTGAAGAAGCAAAAAAAGTGTGCATTGAAGAGACTGAAGCGCATAAGCGTGAACTGTCTCGTCGCGTGCAGATTTTTTGCGAAACTAAGGGAGCTGCTGTTGAAGCAACTGTTGCCAAACAATCAGCCCTTCGAGAATCCAAAGCTGTTTCCAGGCTCAAAGGGATTGTATCCTTGGTAGAGGGGATCGAGCCAAATGGAAAGCAAAATGGGAAACTTGAAGCTGATGTTAAAAATCTGAAACAGAGGCTTAAAACGGTTACTGAAAGTAAGCAGCAAGCCATTACTACTGCGAATAGGCAAACTGCTTTGGCTGAAAAGGTTCTGAAGAAAAACAGAGTTTTGGAAGCCGAAAAAGCACAGGTGAAAACCAGTGCAATCGTTGAAGATAAACAACCTAAGAGAAGAAAAACCGCTCGCATTGATTCTGGAAGACAATCTGGTCATCCGGTTTCTACGCGTGCTACGTTAGTCGAAAGTCAAGATCCTCGTCCTGTCCCTTCGCGAAAAGACTCCCACATTGCTTCTGCCAATAATGGTGGATTTGGAGTGGGTTCAATCGCTAATGACATGGACGAAGATTTAATTTAAAAAATTTTTTAGGAGGTTAAGATGGCTCTACCAACACGAAGGGAACGCGCTCCGCAGCGTCGTCACCTTACTGAGGGTGCATCTGGTCGTCCTCTCACGGAAGAAACTGATCTGCATCGTGCAGGCGTTCTTCATGAAGCCAAGAAGAATCAACTGGTCAAGAAATGGTCGCCGGTTCTAAGCAAATGCCGCGAGGTAACTCAAAGCAAGTTTGGACTGATGGCAGCTATTCTCGAAAACCAGTATAACGCTTGGAATCCTGAGAATCGATCGGTCATTCTTGAAGACCAAACTACTACAGCAAATATTGCTGACTTTACGCGATTTGCACTTCCGCTTATTCGGAAGTCATATCCAAAGCTGATTGCTGACAGTCTTGTCGGCGTCCAGCCCATGAGTCAGCCTGCAAGTTTGATTTTCTACATTAGATATCGTTATGCTCTTTCTAAAGGCCAGACGACTGCTGGTACTCAGATCATGCGTCAAAACACTGCCCAGCAATTTGCTCGGCAGAATGGTTGGGCACTTGATCCTTATTATAGTGCTCAGGAAGTTAAGGGTGAAACGCTTTCAACCCTTACTGACTACACTATTTCGGGTACTTTGGCTCATCGTCCAGTTCTTGCTGGCACAGTTGTGGTTGAAGTGTTTGCGGACGCAGATGATGCTGATCCCTCA